TTCTATAAAGTAAATGGGATCCTTGCTACACTTGATATACTCTTTGAGTTGTTCTTGTGTAAACTCATGTTCGTGCCCTATATTTTTGAGGTTAGGGTTCCCATGATAGGAAGTACGTTCATTACTCATGGTCTATAACGTCTTTATTCAATGCTCTCAATAAGTCTTTGGTACTTCCAACAAACAAATTGTTATTAGTTACACCACTAGAAGGCTTTGTGGTTTTGGATTCGGCATCGACCTTACTCTTTTTCTCCTGCACATCTAACATATCCTTAGCATTTTCTTGCATTGTTTTTATTAACTGTCCCGCTACTTCATATGCTCTAGGATGGTCACTGTTTTTAGCAATGTGTAAAATGCCTTTCACTGCTTCTTCACTGTATTGGGCAGTCCTCTTTAGCATCTCTCTTGCTTCTTGGAAATCATCTTCCAAGTCTTTTTCGGCATCGTTAGGAGGCACAGGTAAGTTATTCTTTTCTCTTACCTGTTTCAAGTTGGCATCTAAAGCCTTGGTAGGCTTAGCCTTAAATGTGTCGTCTAAACTGTCAAATGTACTCATACTTTTCCTTTTAGTTTAGCTATTTTACGTTCTAACTGTATTATTTCTTGTCGTAATTTAACCATTTGTTCCGGCGTAGTCATTGTAATGTATATACTTTCAACGACTTTAACTTTATCCTTATACTCTGGCTTCGGAATAAAAGGTTTTTGCGTATCCCTTAAAACAATTTGTATGTCATCCTTGATTGATAACTTATCATAATACTTTCTGTAAGGAGCAAACTTTTCTGTATCTAATTTTGCCTCTGTAGTTTTAGGTTTAGGCTTAAATGTTTCTACTACAGTCCCGGCTTTTTCATATACATTCCAAACTTTTTTCTTTTTAATTACGTATATAGATGTAATGTTTTTAGGATCTATATCAATAATTTTATTATCTTCCTCATAACACTCCCAGCTATAAGATCCGTCTTTATCCTGAACAAGATCATATACCCACATATCGTGTTTGTAACCATGACTGTATACTATACGAATTCTTTGTATAGTTATATAACGTAATCTAAGATTCCACCATTTCATTCAATTTATTCACCTTCAAAAACATTTTCAAACTCCGCTATAAATCTAAAAGGATCTGCCGGTGTAGGTGATGCTACATAATCAGGCGGATTTTCTATAGTTACAGTAGGTACCGTAGTGTAACCACTGCCTCCAGCAGTTACATTTATTCTATTTATTGTGCCGTCAGTATTGAGTATGGCTGCTGCTGTTGCACTAGAACCACCGCCACCTGTGATAGTAACAATAGGAGGATTGAGATATCCCGCTCCGTTGTATGTCATATCAATACTTGATACTGCACCACTAGATATTCTTGCAATAGCTGTTGCTGTAGTTGTGCTTACAGAAGCCGTGACCTTAGTATAGTCATTACTACTAGATAGTGATTCTGGTGTAGCATATGCGTTTGCAATGGCTTCTCTGATAATTCCTTGATTACCAACGTGACCATAAAAATTCAATTTCATTGTAAAATTTAAAGTCCATATAATACTTACTCTTTTTGCAAACTCTCCTTCGTAATCATCATCATAATCTACACTATCCAATCTTATATTGATGTCTCTCTTTATTCCTAACTCAGGTAATTCATTAACCGTGATGTTAAAGTCAGGATTAAAGAAAGGCATAATTTGTTCTACAATTTGTAGACCGTCCTCTTGGTTTTTAGCAAAAATATACAACGACAATGACATATTGTAAGGAGTAGATACATATGAACGATTTACACTTGTTGATGCTGCCCCATCAACAATAGCCTTATTTTTTTGTATAGGAGATACTTTACGTGCTGCATCAAACTCAAATCCTTGTATCTCAAAACCCATGCGTGGCAAAGAAATAGCTATATCACCTCTGCCTTCTGCATCTGAAATAAGTGCAATACGTGATAAGAATTTTTGTTTTGTAGAATAAGACAAAGGAACACGCAGAACCTGTTGTGTTACATTATTACCATCAACTCTATTGATATTAATATTGTTGAATATTAAACCAAATGCTGTAATTGCTTTCTTAATATGCTCGTGGTAAAACTGTTTATTCTTAAACATTAGGCTATTTCTCCAAACGGATTAACTTCAGAGAAATCTAATATACCTTCAGCATCATCAAAGTTCTGGAAGTCAGTGCCATCGGTTCTACCTGTATCAGTATCAGCAGAATATGTTTCTAGTATCAGTGAAGCGCTGTCCTCAAGTAAGAATAGATCTCCTGTTTCAAGTTCAAACTGATGAACCAACATATCCAAGTTTTCATCTTCGTATATGTCATCAAGAGATTCAATTCCTGTATCAATAACTTCACTGCTGTATTCAAACAAGTCACAAACAAGTTTAAACACGTAAAGTTTTCCGGCCTGATAAAATGGATCTTGAAATTGTACTTGGCGTATTTCAAAGAGAGATTTTGTTTTCTCAAAGTAAAGCAAGTCTCCTTCAGAAGGACGAGTGTCTTGTGTGAATGTACCACCGGAAGTAGCGACAAGTTCATCCCACCTGCGTCTTGCTAATACAAATGTTGCTTGGTCACGTATTTCAATACCAAAACGTGTAAATAAATCTCCTTCACCTTCGTAACCATCTACATTTTCAAGATACATTTCCAAAGGATATGCCTGAGTGAATTTACTCAGTGTATCTTCGTCAAAAATTTTGTCCTCATCTACTAATGTGCGAGGTAGATAATATACGTCATGTCCGTATATTTTTAGACTTTCAATAATCAGGTCTTCTACCAGCCGTTGTTCGGCCGTAGTTCCGCTAGTGTTGCCTGATTGAAAGTAGAAGTTAGTGGGCATCGGTTATCCCACCATAAATGTTGGAGGAAGTTCGTACTTTAACTGCATATCTCTTTCTATCTGATCTATTTCAGTTATTGCCTCCTCGAATATTTTATCTCCGTTAAGTGTAACGCCACCTGGAAGTTGTATGCCTCCAAACTTCTTCATGTTCTCACCCCACTGCCTTTTAATAAGAGCAGTAGCGTATTTCTTCAGAAACATATCGTCATACACTTCGGAAAATTCTGTAGGATCTACAATACTGTAGGCTTCAAATGTTACGTAATCTCCTGGGTTAAATGTCTTATCCCAGTCAGCATCCACATAAACACGATTCATTTTTCTATTAAAACGTATCTGCCTTTGAGTTACCAATAGTTGTTCAAGTGTTGTTAGGTGTTGCTGAACAATAGAATAATATGTCATGTTAGCGCCTAACAAGTTGTACATATCATTCATTCTAAACTGATACATTAAGTCAAATGGATTATCCACACCTCCTTGGTTGGTACTCATGGCACCGCCAAAGTTGAACATACGTGTGATAGAAAGAACACCGTCACCTACTGAAATATATTTGTTGCCCATATCGCCTGCAACATAAAATGTTGTGCCGTGTAATGCTGCTGAGTATCCTGATATAGAACCAGTTACAGTTTCGCCCGCAACAAACGTACCTTTAGTATCTTCTGTGACAAAGTAGTTAGAGCTATGTATTTCTTTGATTACTGTAGTTGCACCTGAAGTTCCGCCTGTGAGTTTGTCACCTACGGAAAAGTTAGGAGCAAGAATATTTGAGGCAAGATAAACTTGGTCGCCTGTTATCTGATGTGAGATAAAGATCTTTTGTCGGCCATCAAAGTGATACTCATACCAAAACTGTAGAGCATCATCAATACGATCAGATATCTGATCTTCGTCTACATTAATTTCAATGACAGGAAAGCCAAGCCTGCGTAAACAGTAGTCGATTAGTTCTTGTCTTGTGCTAAGGGCTGCCATATCTATACCTTATAGTTGTCTTTTATTTGTCCTATTGTATTCTCTTTATCATTAATTCACATTCAGATCCATAAATAGAACAAGTACCATCAATATTGTGTCCGTATGCTCTGATTTCAATATAATCGTTTGCGGTTAAACTTAGTATGGTGTTTATTTTGTTATTAGACCGTTCACCGTAAGAAGCTCCTCTGTCGTAATCGTAGGTAGCGGTTGTTGTTTGTTCTGTTCCGTTTACAAAAACACAAGCTCTTACAGTGTTTCTTGCCGAGCCGGTATTATTATCATATATTAAATTAGCAGTAATCTCATAATAACCAGTAGAGTCTACGGTAAGTCTACTATTATTAGTAGTTGTTGAGTGTGTATATGTGTCAGTATCTATAAAACCTTGAGAGTCCCAAGTATGTGTAGTCCAGGAACCATCAGTTATAGAAGTAGTTTGACTTGTTGTTAGTTTAACAATAGGAAGACTTACTGTTGTTAGATAAGTCTGTAAGTCACTAATTTGACTTTCTGTAATAGACAGTGCTGCTTGATGTTGTGTAACACTTGACTCTGTGATATTTGCATCAGGTACATTTGCCCAAGTAACTGCACTTGTTAGGTCGTTTGTTTCAGTAGTTAAGTAAGTGCCTAAGTCACTAATTTGACTTTCTGTGATAGACAGGGCTGCTTGATGTTGTGTAACACTTGATTGTGTAATATTCGCATCTGGTACATTTGCCCATGTAACACTCGCAGTCAAATCGTTAGTTTCAGTAGTTAAGTAAGTGCCTAAGTCACTAATCTGTGATTCAGTAATACTTAACGCTGCTTGATGTGTTGTTACATCTGATTCTGTTACTGTATAACTTGTTAGATAACTTGATAAGTCAGGAGGAGTATAAGTAAATACTCCTGTAGAATTATTGTATGATAGTGCTGCTGTTCCTGCTGAGTTGGTTGATACGCTCAGATCAGTAAGAGCAATGCCGCCACCTGAAGCAGGTGAACCGCCATCGAGGCTAGACATATCATAACTAGTGGTTGCTGTTCCTAAACCGCCTAAGTCTACTTCATCAGAAAAAAAAGTAGGCGTAGTATTAGTGAATGTTACTACTGTGCCGTCAGATTTTTTTGAATATAATTGAGCATCAATTAAATTCATGGCGATCTCACCTACTGCTAGATCCTCTGCAGCAGGGGCGCCTGAAACTTCACTTCTTTTAGGTTTTAATACTACTACCGCCACACTTTACTCCTTAGTTCAACAATGAACCGGATGAATCATATACATTAATTCTAAATCTATCTTCACAAGCCGCTGAAGTCATAACACTTGTGTCGTTATCAGCAAATGATTCTGCACTTGTTTGTATTGCTGTAAGACCTACACTATCAAGTGTAAAAGTGCTAGTAACACTAACATTAGCCATTTCAAAAGCACCGCTACTGACTGACATTGTAGTACCGCCAAGGTCAAGTGTGCTACCTGACAAATACAGGTCACGCCATCTTAAACTTGAGGTACCAAGGTCATAAGTTTCATTGGCTGCTGGTAAAATAGCACCAGTAACTTCAAGTGGCTTATTGATTTCCCACTGAGTTCCTGTGTGGTCATACAGTATAGAAGCACTTGCTCCGTCTACTGATATACCAGCACCATCAGCTGCTGCTGAGTCTGCTGCACCACTGGCTAATACAACCTCTTTATCATCTACTGTTAAGGTAGTTGAGTTAATAGTTGTAGTTGTACCATTAACAGTTAAGTCACCGCCTACTGTTAACGCACCTGAAGTGCTGAGAGTGGTAAATGTTCCGGCTGCTGGAGTTGTTCCACCAACAATACCATCTACGTTACCAGTTACATTGCCTGTCACGTTTCCTGTAAGAGGTGCTGTGACACCTGCAAAGGTAACACTATCACCTGTTCCTACTGCTTGTCCTATACTGATTGTACCTGAAGAATAGGTAACACCTGTTCCTCCTGATAGATATGATTCTACTCTTGCATCAGTGTAATATAAATTAGTGCTACCTTCTGATATGTCATCAGTGTCAGCGCTAAGGTTAGTACCATCTGCAAGTGCTACTTCAAATCCACCGGCTGTAGAACCATCATGTACTACGAGGGTGTCTTTAGTTGTGTTGACGGTTACCTCACCTTCAGCACCCGTAAATGATGAATGCTCGGCGGTGGTTCCACGTCTTAATTGTAATACTGTTGGCATTGTTTATCTCCTAATATGTTCCACCGTCAAGTGTATCTACTTGTGAACCTGGAATAGTTGCACCACTATCTAAGTTGTCAAGATCATGCCTTAACAATTCAAATCCACCGGCTGTAGAACCATCATGTACTACTGCTGTATTTTTACTTGTGTTTACTGTGATCTCAGCAGCCGCTCCAGTGAATGATGCGTGCTGTGCTGTAGTACCACGTCTAAATTTTATTCTAGTAGCCATTAGCTGAGACTCCCATAATCAAGGTTGTTACCCACACCAACCGAATCTGTTATCAATCCGTAGTCTTGGTCAGCATTAATAGTTACTGCAACTGTTGATGTACCTGATCCACCGTCAGTTACCGTCATCAAAGCTGTTGATGTGTCGTTAAACTGAATAGTAGAAGATCCTGATACTGTAGTATCTGTGTCAGTTACGTCTAAACCGCCACCTATAGCTTTAATGTTATTACTAGAATCTCTAATATACAGCTTCTGATCTGCTGTATTTATAGCAATTTCGCCAACAGCTAAGTCACTAGTTGTTGGTACACTGCTACTTGTTTCCGATCTTTTCGGTTTAAGTACCACCGCCATCTGCTATCTCCTCCTGACGTTGCTTCAGTTTCTTTAATTTTTTTTCTAAAGTATTTAATTCTTTTTTCAAATACTCGTTTTCACGTATAAGAGCTTCATCAGCCGGCATCCCTTCTTTTTCAATCTCAACAATCTTTTCAACAGGAACTTCCTTAATTATTTCTTTAATTACTTCTCTTACTTCAACTTCTTTATTGGCATTTTGAAGTAAATCTATTTCAGAATTTGCGTAATCTATTTGTTCTTGCAAATCCGTAATACTTGCATATGCCTCTTCTTTGTCCCTAATTGCTAAATTGACCCTAGCCTGCAAAGTAACTACCTCTAGGGTCACATCATTATACTTTTTAGCAAGAGTATTAATATACTCATTTATTAATTTGTCATTATTAGTTTGCTCGTCCATAACAAAGCCTCAAAAAATTAAATTAGTATGTTCCGCCGTCTAAGGTGTTAGTCCAATCAGGAGTTCCGCTGTTTGAGTACAATATGTAACCATCAGTACCTGCAGCAGTAGCCTGAAGTGCGCTAGTTCCGTTACCGTAAACAATACCGTTGCTAGTAAAAGTAGTAGCACCAGTACCACCATCGCCTACAGCAATAGCAGCTGACAAGCTAGAAACAGTACCGCCTGATACGTTACCTTCTAAGTTGGCAACAAGTGTACCAGTAGAAATTGTCAAGTTACCAGTAGAAGCACCAGTAAATGTGCCTGTACCTACAATAAACTTGTCTGCTGATTCATCAAAACCGATGAAAGCGTTATCGCTATCACCACGTTCAATAACAAGACCTGAGTCATTAGCAGGTGCGCCTGAAACACCGTTACCGAGTTCGATAAGAGTATCACTAACTACTGAGTTGGTTGTATTCAAAGTAGTAGTTGTACCATTTACAGTCAAGTTACCTGTAATAGTAGCATTACCGCTAACAGTTGCGTCATTAGTAACTGTCAAATCGTTGCCAATGGTTACATCATTTGGCAAACCGATAGTGATAGCATTGTCAGCAACAGCAGTTTCGATTTCGTTTGCTGTACCGTTGAAAGTAATTGTTTCACCACCAGCTACTGTGTCAGCAGTACCACTGTCTGCGTCAATGTCGAATGAAGTAGCGATTGCCGCTGTAGTGACAGCAGTTACGAGACCTTTAGCATTAACTGTTACAACAGGAACAGCAGTAGTAGAACCAAATGAACCTACGTTGCTGTTTACAGTTGCAAGTGTACCTGCAGCAGTTACGTTACCAGTACCATCAAAAGTAGGTGAAGTGTAAGTCATATCACCTGAAATTGAAATTGTACGTCCTGTTTCCAGTGCTGTAGCAGTGTCTGCGTTACCAGTTACGTCACCTGTAACATTACCAGTTACGTTACCAGTAAGGTCGCCAGTTACGTCACCAGTAACATTACCTGTTACGTTACCAGTAAGGTCGCCAGTTACATCACCTGTAACATTGCCTGTCACGTTTCCTGTTACGTTACCAGTAAGGTCGCCAGTTACATCACCTGTAACATCACCAGTTACGTTACCAGTAAGTGCTGCTGTGACAGTGCCTGCACTGAAGTTGCCAGATCCATCACGTTCTACAATAGTGCTTGCTGTGTTTGAATCAGTAGCTGCGTCAATTGCATCAGTGTAATACTTACCACCAATGGTATGAATTACAGCGGTACTACCATCAGAATCTACTGATTCA